AAGACCCTCTTCTCCAGTCTCCTCTGTGCCTGTTGACGAGTCGTCAGGAACTCCCCTATCGATATTCCTTGCGCGTAATTGCCGTACTCCATAAACGACCTCACCTAGCGAATCACCATAATACTTACTCACGATCTCACGCTCGAGACCTAAAGACACAAACTCGTTCTTCTGAAACTTGCGATCGCCCCACACATACCAACCGCCGCCCTTTCTCTCCACAAGACCTAGTTCAACTGCCAAGGGAAGCAAAAAATCAAAGTCGTCGAAACCGGCATCAAAGTAAAAAGAACACGTACTCTCACGGAAAGGAGGAGCCACCTTGTTTTTCGCACCAAAAATTCGGATAGTAATACCCCTCACTTTACCTTTGTCACGAAGTATCTGGGTCCGAGATAACCGAAGTTGCGTGCAACAATGATAATCAAGTGAGTGTCCGCCAATTTTAGAAACACCGGGAGCAAAAGCCGGGCCCATTGGTGGTCGCTCCTTCTGCTGATTGATAGCCACAACAGCGACTCGTCGTTCCCAAATAAGGTTTGTAATTTGACGAAGGATCCGAGAAAGGACCCTCGCATGAAGACCAACTGCGTGTGTCTCTGTGTCACGGTCTAACTCTTCGACAACAGGGAGGGCAGCAACAGAATCAATCCCTATGAGGACAGGGACATCGGGGTTCTCCTTCCGAAGTTCTTCGCAAATGAAGATTATCTGCTCTCCTGCCTCCTGGAGATGCGCGGGCTGCATTAGAATTAACTTGTTTGGGTCAACAGTAAACAAAGTGCTCCAATCGCTGGAATAGGAGTGTTCGCTGTCCACCAAAATAGCAATGCCATCCATCGCCTGGCACATACCCAGAAGGGAGGCTAATACAGCTGACTTCCCTGTAGACTCATATCCGTAAATCTCTACAATCCTACCTAACGGAACACCAGGAACTCCCAAAACATAGTCCACAGGAAGAATACCGCTGGGAACATAACCTAACGCAGAAGGAACAATGGAGGGGTCCGCTAGGTAACGAATGGACCCTTCCCCGAACTTTTTTGTGAAACTCCTCATTAGCTTTTCCATTACTCAGTCCCTTTCAACAAACTACGTAACTTCGCCTGTACTTTCGCAGGGTCTAGCTTTGACTGTGACGGTTGACTCTCGGATTCGGCTGCATAAGATGCAGGCGGTGTAGTCCGAGTAACCGTCTTCTTTGGAGGCTTCAAAGGAGGTGGTGTGGGAGACTCCTCTTCTGTAGTAGGTCCCCTGAGTGCTTCTTCCTCGGGTGTCGGTGGAATCAAAGACTCGACCGAAGTCACACCGGGAAGCACCCCTGAGTCACGAAGGATCGAAGCTAACTGCTGTGGTGGTGTTACGCGATAAATACGAGACAAATCCATCGCCTGATCTAGCCAAGCAGGGTCGATCTTGCTTTGTTTCGGATCAGGGATAACCTGATATCTAGTATCAGTAGGCCCCGAGCCCTGACGTACAATGGTCACGTTTCGACCTGTTTCTGGATCAGTAATATCACCCCACTCGTCGTCAAGAACTAAACGACAAAGATCTGCCCAAGGAGTAACGGGCATAGGCCAAATCTGAACCCCTGCTTCAACGTCGTCGAGATCTATTAGATTGACAAGGAACTGCTCGTGAGTGCGGATGTCAGCCAAGCCCTGCTGTATGATCATACAAACAACACAGTCATCCCCAGTGCAGAGAACTGGTCTGTTCCCAATCCAGTGGAGCTTCACGATTTCATAAAAAGTTTTGTTAGGATCCGGTTGGGGTAGGATCCTAACCCTATTCTTCCCTGGCTTTGGACGCCAGAAGCCACGACGACTCCGTGCATCCAAATCTCTCTTTAGCTTTTCTAAGTCCATAACTTACCTCCTCTTTGGAAGTTGATTTTTATATACTAAAAGTTTGTTTGCTCAACAACAACGTTTGGGTTACTCCAGGTTATTGTGCACTTCTGCCATCTGTACTTCAGTTACTCCCAACTTCGACATCAACGAAATCACACACATTTCAAAAATTATCATAGCCGATACCTCGAACAAACTACCAAGGGGGAAACGAATAGGAACACCAACAACTTCCCTGCACTCAAAAGAATCTAAACCGCTAGGAATAGAAGGAAGGGACGTAGGAATCAACAACACAGTGTCCGCCAATGACGCTAAAGGGGACTCTTGCTTCGCTGTTACTGCCAATACAACACCGCCACGAGATTTAGCTATCCGAGCAACTTCGACAACAGTAGTGGTCCTCCCACTACCAGAAACGGCGATGAAACCGTCACCCTCACGTAAGGCAGGAGTCACAGTCTCTCCCACTACAAAGGTTTTTATCCCCAAATGAACCAAACGCATAGCGAAAGCCTTAGCAACCAACCCAGATCTGCCAGCACCGATAAGGTAAACTCGGGGGAACGATACAATTGCGTCAGTAAAGGCCTCTAACGAGCCCTGTGACACTTTTGAAACCACTTCATCAATAACACTCAACATCGACGTCATAATCTACCTCCTTAATGTTCATCACTCCTGAGACCTTTCTTTACCTCAGCCATCTGACTTAACCTGTGAGCTTGCTTACCTGTTAAAACGGCTATCCACTTTTCCTCCTCAAATCCGGAAAGCAGGTACATTCTCAAAGGTGCACCCTCCCACACCCAAGTGTAATCTTGTCGTTGCTCGATTTCTCTGACAATAAACTCTAAAAGCACATTCATAATAGCTTGTTCCTCCGGCTTCAACACTGTCAACATAACCTAACCTCACACATATTTGCGATTTAAGCGCAGGGTGAAAGCAACGGATGCCTCTTTCCATTGACAACTCGTCAACCCGCGCTTATTTGCGCAATTATCGCGCAATTTACTCCTCAAATAGGAGGTCACCACCCTGCCAACAATCGCCGACCGTCACCTCAACAGGAATAATCAAATCAGTGTCAGCGACAGGGCGTTCGTAATAAGTTTTGACAAGGGTTACAACGTCGTCAACGATGTCCTCCTGGCACTCTACCATTATAGCATCATGAAGTTGGGCAATAACATAAGCATCTAAACCTGATCGTTGAAACTCGTATACCAACAACGCTAGAGTCTGATTCGTGAAGTCAGCGATGGTACTCTGCGAGATGTACGATAACGCCTGTCTTTCCCATTCTGGAAGAAAAGGACCTGTTCCGAAATGGCGACATCGACCGAAGTAGTTACACAACCGTCTGTTTCGCTTAGCATAACCAACCACACGATCCATATAATCCCGTATCTCAGGATAAACACTGAAAAAGGAATCTAAAAGGGCTTCCGCCTCTTCCAACGACATGTTAAACTGAGCTGCGACACTTTGTGCACCCCTTCCGTAACAATTATGTGTGAACAACCCGTTTGCAACAAAACTGTGGTCACCCTCAACCGTTAAATCATAAACAAAACCGTCGAAAGGAATTTCACGAATTGAAACAATTTCATCGTAGGACGAAAGCCGCGACGACAGGAAAGACTTTAACGAAACCAACCGACAACCAAGCTCTAACGCGCCAGCCCGAACAAACCCCTTCGGGGTCAACATCTCATGGTCCGGTGTACACCTAATTTTTTTCTTCGTGGCCGTGGTAATCTCTATCAATCGAGCCGCCCGAACTCTATGAGTATTAACCACACGCTTCCAATTCCCTTTGTGCGTCAAAACCCTTTCCCCTACTCGCACATCTCTGATCTTCTTGTAACCCGTCGAAGTAACAACTTCGGTGTCCCCGTCCAAGCAAACACCGAAGTTCACGAACTTAGCCTGGTGCCTCTGCAAAGGGGTTACCTTCTCCACAGGTACTCTAAAAATACGGCTCGCGGTCTCAGCGTGAATATCTCGGCCCGCCGCAAACGCATCTAACATCGTCTGACACTGTGACGCGTGAGCTACTACTCGCAACTCGGCCTGTGACAGATCAAACTCCAAGAACTTATAGCCAGAGTCCACTGTAAATACAGTTCTCAAAGCCGTCTTAGGGATCGTCTGAATCGGGGGGTCATTAGAACTAAGGCGACCCGAGTGAGTACCGTGCACGTTGAAGACCGGATGAACCCTACCGTCATCCTTCACAAACCGAGTTACACCGCCGCGAGGGCCTTTCAAATAAGTGGACAACACCTTTTGCCTCTTCCTCAACTGAAGGAGCAACTCAACAGCTCTACGCCCCTCATCCGACAACTGCCCTTGTTGGGCCTTCTCTAGTAACCGACGTAAAGCCGCTTCATTTGTAGAAGGCTGTCCTTTCGAAGTATACGCGACTACAGGAAGACCGAGGTCGTGATAAAGAACCCTCCCTAGCTGACGAGTAGAACGATAATTAAACTCCTGTCCAACAGTTTGGAAAAGGTGGTCCTCCAATTCTTGGATCTCTTTGCGGACCGACAGTGTCAACTCGTCTACACGGTTCATGTCTACTCGAATCCCGCGGAGCTCTACGTCAACTAACGCTCGCTGAAGAGGAACAGAAACACCCCAATAAACGTCTCCGTATTGTCGCTTCACGCGAGGGTACAAAGCCTGAGTCACCAAATAAGTCGCAAAAGCGTCATAACCAGAGTATTCATACAAAATCTCGCGAGGAATATCCGCGTAAGACTTTACTTTGTGTTCCTTAATGTATCGCTCCAACTCTGACATGTAAGGAGGTAAATTCGTATACAAAGACGTAAGGGAAGTCAAATCCAGGGGGAAGTTCTCGTTGAGGACATGTTGAGCGAGGAGAACATCAAAATATACATTCCGCACATTAAACCCTGCCTTCCTGAGGAACTTCAAATCGAACTTAAAGTTGGCTCCTGTCTTGCGACATGGGGATTGAAAAATCTTCATCAAAGCAGGCTGAGCTACAGGGGTCATAGGAACAACAAAGGTGGTTTTGTCGTCAAAACAAAGAGACACACAAATGATTTCGTCTTTAAACGGGTCAAAGCCAGTCGTTTCACAGTCGAACGCCAAAAAGTGATCGGATGGGAGAGAAGAAATTTCTGATGCTAACCAAGAAAGTCCACCAGGATCATTTACGACAATAATGTCCGGCTCAGTAGGAACTCGGAAACCTTTCTTGAACTTTTCCATATCCAACCGAAACAACTCTGTGCGCTCAAGAACACGTAAGTAATACGCAGGGTGCATGGAATAAAAAGCAGGACCCCAAGGGGTGTCGTAGAAAAAACCGCGGTGGGCTTTGAAACCTAACACAGCCTGGCTGGCAACGGCCCCCAATAACAAAAGCACCCGATCATCATTCGGCTGCAGTGAATCTAACTCTTGCTTTAAGCGCTGAACGCAATGCTCGAAGATCTGCTTGGGGGGCTTTTTGATATCACACAGAATGACGTTTGTAATGTAGGTCGAAGATACCCGCAAATCCAAGTAATCCTCATAACTGCCATACTGGTCCTTAAACAAGTGGTCGTACAACAACTTCCCCGAAGGACCACATAACGGGATACCGTACTCGAACTCGTGAGGCCCGGGAGCTTCGGCAACAATAACAAGAGAAGCCGAAGGTGACCCTACAGGAGGAACCTTCATTCGGCCTTCGTAAGGACAGCCACTACCCATCAGAACCGCCCTGTGCTGCCCCAACCGCCTTCGCCACGAGACGTTGCGGGGAGCTCATCGACGTAATCGAACTCAACAAAAACCCGTGGTAAAATAACCAGCTGTGCAAAATACTCCCCCTCCTCAACCATAACATCTTTGTCGGACCGATTATATACCAAAACACCCAATTCACCACAGTAGTGGGGATCGATCAAACCGCGGAAAACGTTTAAACCTTTTTTGCGTGTGGAAGAACGTGGCCAGATAAAACCACACAAGGTCTCAGGGATACACACATAAACGCCTGTAGGGACATAAGCTTCTCGACGAGAAGGAATAACAACCTGCCTTAAAGCTGCCAAATCAAAACCAACATCTGAGGGATGATTATGACGCAAAGGTTTAGCGCCGGGAGCTAGTTTGCAAGGAATCTTCCAAGTAATCGGATTCATACCCCTTGCCTCCTGCAAGTTAAGCGTTTGCCCATAGAAATGCACGAGGACACATCGTGAAGGTGAATGGATTCCTGATGACGACAAATAACGAGATAGTCAGTGACCCTGCCTTTCGACACAAATTGTAAATCCAATTGTTCGGAAATCTCGCGGGCAACGTCCTCCACAAACTTGGGTCTCTGATACATCAACTCAGTAACATACTTCTCATCAGGACGTTTTAACAACTCCCAAATAGGAGAACTGGACCGGGACTCGACTAACTGAATTATCTCCTCAATCCACACAATACCAACAGGAGCTAACTCGACCACTACCTTAGCAAAAGAACGTTGATTGTGGGCGTTGTACTCACTTATTTCGCGGGAGCAAGGACAACAAGAAGTGTAAGGTACCGTAACGGCCATATAAACGTGGCTCTCGCCGGGGTCACTAACACCGAGAAACTCAACATCTACCACAAAGTCGCTTTCTTGTAAAGACTTGGGCGACTTTTTCCTAATTACGTAAGGAAATTTCAAAGACACGAAAGAGTCAGAACTCTCCAAGGTGTCTCGTACAAGGTTCAGTAACCGCTGTACTTTGTCACAAACTAAGGAGGCAGACAGAACAGTAGGAGAATTTAACAATTGAACAAAACGACTCAGGTTAGCTCCACGTACTTGGTCAGTCAAAGAGCAGCAAAGAGTTGCTTGAGCAACGACACTCACCGATGTAGGAAAACCGTAACGAGCGACACTCAAAGAAAAAGGAACCCCCTCAACACAAACCCGCTCTACCTCTCTTTTCGGGAAGCCCGTTGTCTCTTTCTGTACGTCCTTCATTGTACTCCTCCAACAACTCTCCCAAGCGATACCAAGAGGAATCCTCAAGGCAGTAGCAATAAACTCGGAGGAGTTCCTCTAAGGTGCAATCGCCGGGAGACTTCTGATCCTTTAACACACCAACGTAAGCGTCTAAACCACGACGGTGAAACCGAGTTGCTGTTTTGAGTGACTGCTGTTGGGCGTCAGTGTCGTACAAAACCACAACGGCCGAAAACTTTTGACAAATCAACTCAGCCTGCCTTCTAGAAACGTAAGTCCCAAACGTAGCTACGGAATATCCTGGCAACGATAAAACGTCAAAAAGCCCTTCTACAACCACAACAATATTGGAGTCGACAATGTCATACCCCCACAGAATTTCGGACTTGCGCAGACCAGGAGTTGTCAGGTATTTGGGAAAAGGAGCAGTACCGTAAGGAAACGTCCTTGTCTGATAGCCCAATAACTTACCATCGAAGTAAACAGGAAAACGCAATCCGTAACCCCACATCGCTTCGACTATCTCAACAGTAGCCAACCACAAAAGATTTTTTCTCTTCAGGAAAAGGTACGCTTTCGGATACGATTCGGGGAGCGAACGAACGGGTATCCGTACGACTACCTCTCGAAACTCTAAAGCAGGGCGCCCTGTTACTGCAACGGTACCTGTGTACTTCTCTAATTGGGGTAACAAATGCTCGATCTCTTCTACTTTACCAGAAGCACCACAACGAAAGCAGTGGTAAACACCTTTGTCTTTGTTGACGTAGAGCTTGTATTTACGGTCGGGGAGTAAACCGTGTTGGACACAAAAAGGACACTTGTACCTCTCTTCCGCCATTACTTCTGTAGCGTGTTTAATACTTCGTCGAAGCCCTTAACTACCTCCCTCCCGTACACGATCTCGGCGGTCTTCCGCAGTCCGTCGAGCAACACTGTCATGGCACGAATAGGATCTTCGCCCTTCAGTGATAAAATCCTCTCCATAAGGGCAACGAAAGTAAAACCACCCGCAAACGTCAACTCAACGAACATCTCGGCTTCGTCACGATCTAAATTCAACAAAGTGACAGGGATTTCAAAAGCATCCACAACTCGTCGACGTAACCGACGACTCAAACCACTAACTCGCATCGTAATCCTCCTGAACTCTGACTGGCTCAACTGGCATATGAGAAGTCTCTCTTATACGGCAATATTCGTAATCTATCTCCACGTAAAACTGGTGACCCGCGGGGTACTCGCGGAAGTACAACACGGAACAAGGAACAACCTTCTTCGGTGACGGCGCCTTGTCAAAAGGAGAACCAAGACCAAACAAAGAATCGCAATTATACAAAATTGCGTAACTATCACCAACGTAATGGGCACGAACTAAAGAGCGACGAAAAGCCAGTCTGTTTGTACGGCACACAGTCCATACAGCAACATCCTGCTCAACAGCGATCGAATGTAAATCCGCGTAAATGGAACCAACACGGTCGTAGCTACTCTCGGTTCGAACCGACGACTGCATCAAATTCGCGTAATCTATAATCACCACATCAACCACCCCAACTCGCCTTTTTACATCCTCAAGAAGACCGTTAACATAACGCGGCGTACACCTTAGCGTCGAAGCGTCCGCCACAACAAATTGACCCAGTGAACCTACCAACTGATGTGAAACTCCAGACAACACATCGTGAACGGTGGTGGGTGGATTTGACAAAGCCGCACGATACCTGGCAACAACTGACCGCCTTGGCATCTCTAACGTTACGTGCAACACGTTCTTCCCATGACGAAGTGCGTGAGCTCCCAAAGCTATCAGGATATAAGACTTACCCAATTTAGGAACAGCCATAATGACGTTTAGCGTCTTCTTGTCGATACCCCCTTGTGTGATGAAGTTCACCGTAGGGAAAGGCGTCGGGACCTTCTCCTGATCGGTAACAATGTCGAAATCGAAGCCAACACGTAAGCCGTCATCAGGTACAGGAACGTCTGTGGTCTCCAAGACAGTCAAAGCGCGATCGACATTACCTTCACGTAAGAAATCCCGGGCTAAACGTAACGCCTTATCTACGCGCCGCTTACGGAGGTACTCAAAACTTTTGTCTCGAAAATATTTCACATCGGCCTCGCTCCAATTATGAGAGGCAAGGTCAAAGACATCCTTCACCCAGTCAATTTCGGCGGAATGAAACTGGCGTACTTCTTTGAGCTCATCCAAATACGTAATCACAGCGTTGACGGAAGGAACAGTATTGTAACGAGAGGCATACTGTTGAACAAAATGAAATAAAAGTTGAGCCATCGGCGTAACGAAGTCTTCGGTTGTATACTTCCCGAGGAGATCCGGATCGTACTGGGAAAGAAGGTAGGCAAGAACGTACTTTTCCTCGGTCATGAGGGTAATTTAACGGGGAAAAGTCATCCCAACAAGGGTTACTCGAATCTCAGTTTGTACCTTCGGATCCATTTACGAGAAGCGAGATTTCTCAACCACACTCCAGGATCCGAAGTAAGGTAACACATCTGCTCAACCACGAAACTAATATAGTTCCAGCGACGTTCCCACAGGAGCTCCTCGTGGAGGAGGTCCACCACCTTGCACAGTAGACGCCATCGCGGGTTCCCCTTGCCGGTAACTGGGACTCGCACGAGCATGCGAAAATACGGGTGGTATAAACGAACAACCCCCTGGAACGTAGCCGCTAACGCTAATACGTCTTCTTTCGTAGCCATCGTCACAAGAACTCTGTATCTCCAAGTACGCGTTCCACAGCCAAGAATTACGCCAACGTATCCTCTTCCACAATTGTTGTGGGAAAAGTTTCTTTATCAAATGAAGTCGACGGTGCGCCTGAACAAACGTTGACCGATTGAGATTTCGATGAAACTGTCGAATTCGGCGAACTACATAACCTCTCCTCCCCCGTAAGCCCCCAGGCCTGCGTGTTACAGTAAATTCAGGCATACAACGAATAACACAAGATACAGCCTTTAACAAAGCATATCGTGTGTTCACATTAACTTGCGGACCCAACAAATACTGAGTTAATTTGATGGCGCAAGAAGATACAGAAGGGTAGTCCACAACTCCTTGCGCACGTAAATCTTCAACTTCGGATCGCCACCAGGAGGAGAAATCTTCCCAATTTGCG